ACATATCTATTGTTAAGGCAAGAAGGGCTATAAACAGTAAAAACCCTGAAGCCACTACGAATGAAGTGGTCGTTCGGTCTTTCATCTAACAAAAAATACTTTTATTCCGTATTTTTTGTTAAATTTTATAGGTACCAACCATGACTTACATTTATCTTCTTTGTTCATGGCGAATTAGGATTTTCGTTATACCGTTTATATCTAGTTGTAGAACTAGTGCTACCAAATAAAGCACGATAACGGTTTGCTCGCTTTTTTAATCTATTATTTATATTTTGTTGTATATTACGTTTCGTATTTTTAACATTCTCGATGCGTTCTTTTCTAATAGGGGTTAAATTAAGTTTTGATATATCTGAAATTACATTTTTATATTTGGTATTGAAATTTTTTAATTCATTTTTTTGTTTACTTGGAGACTCAATTTTAGATATATCTTTCAAATTTTTTTTCATATTACTAATTTCTTTTGACATGCTACTTTTATCGTTTCGTAATATCGTGACGGGCTTTACATTATTCCAAGTTAATTTTGTAAGTTTTGTTGATATATATGGGGCATTTTTGTAAAATAATTTTTTTTTATTAATTCTATGTAACCTATGTGACTTATCTATCTCGTTGAGGTTGCTTAACTTAGTGTAATATTCAAATTCTTTTAATCCCATTAAAAATCTACCATTCACTAAAAAGGCTTTATCACCTGTCTCTAAGAGTGCGTATGAAATTGGATCTCTTGTATTTTTATTTATGAGATGTTTTTCAACCTTATTCCATTTAATAGATTTTGAAGCTTTCTCCATATTTTCCCAACTCGGTATATTCATCTTAATTATTAACAATATATTTATTCTTCTTTGTCTACAAAAGTCCAAACTTCATCTGAAAATACTTGCTTGACAATTTCTGGTTTATAGTATTTGTGTGCCACCGTGGTGTGAAAGAAGTTTGTTTCCTTCTTACCTAATTTCATGAGTTCAATGAACCAATTATAAGAAGAATTCATACAATGCACTTCCTTAGCATTTTCAATGATTGAGATGTAATCAAAAATATTTGGAACATTTGATTCAAAATATTCTTCCTTGAGATTGGTCACTTTACTGTGTGGTTTAAAAATATTATACTCACTCTGAACATTGATGAAACGATTTCTTTCTGGGTCGTCATGAACAAAAATATAAGGTTCTTCTGGTGGCTTGAGTTCTCTCTCTGGTTCTCTTACGAGTTTGAATTTAGAACGCATGTATTCGTATGGAACTCCTGCCTGTTCATATACAATACGAGACCAGTTAGACTTTCCAATTTTTTGGGTCATGTCTGCCCAACTTGCATCATCAATTCCGTATGTAGAGAGTGGAATAATCTGACAACTGGAAACGTTATTTCGGTATTCCATAACTTTTTGCCAAACATATTGAGGTTGTGTTGTTTCCACAAAAATAAAATCAATTTTTGAACCCAAATCTCTATACATAAAACGCATTAAAATTTCGTGACAACTTTTGGCGACAACGACAACCTTATCGTTCTCAGCAAAGTGTCTCACCATACCATTGAGCATAATGGCATCCCCAATTCCCATATGATTCACTAAAATTTTCACCATTTATTATTAATTGTTTCTAAAACTTTATGTATCATTTCCTTTGATACAAATTGACTATTACCAACATATAATCCACACGCATTTAATTGCGTTGCGTTAGGAACTTCAACACTGTCTTTCCACTTTTCAAGGAAGGGGTGAATAAGTAAATTACCTGCGACGACTGGACGAGTTTCAACTTCTAACTCATCAAGTATTTTTGAAAGTTTTTGTTTATCTTCTGGACACTGACAAATAAATGGGAAACAGAAACTACTATTTCCCTCGTCATATGGTGGAACATAAAATTTATTTTTATCCAAGTTTTCAATAAAATATTTATAATTGTCGCGACGAATTTCGATATGATTATCAAGACGCTTCAATTGTTCCAAACCCAAAACAGCGTTTAATTCAGTATTTCTAAAATTATATCCATCTGTCAAAAACATAAATCTTGGATCTATGTGCGGATACATTTTTTTATTGTATTCATAATTATGTGGAGAGAGATTTCTTGCCATACCGTGGCTTCTCTTCAATTTCATTAATTCGTATAAATTATCATCATCTGTGCATACCATACCACCTTCAATAGTTGTCATGTGGTGCCCATAGTAAAAACTAAATGTGCTCCCAGTTTCAAAACCTCTCTTACGACCATCTGGGCCTACAACTCCATGGGATTCACATATGTCTTCAATAAACAAAGCATTGGGATATTTTTCTTTTAATTTTTCAACGGGTGCGTTAAGACCAAGCAAGTGTGTAATAAAAACAATAGATATGTCTTCTTCATCCGGTAATTTAGAAATATCAAAACTAAAAGTATTGAAATCAATATCAACAAATACTGGTTCTAAACCAAGTTGGAAAACAGGTGCTACATTAGTTACCCAAGTACATGCGGGAACCAAAACCTTTGCTCCATTTGGGATATTATATAATTCTTTGATAGATGCCAACAAAAGAAAGTTAGCAGTGCTGCCAGATGTGACATATAAAGAGTTTTTACAGCCCAACCAGTTCGACCACGCGTCTTCAAATTCTTTGACCTTCTTACCATTTGTGTAATGATCGGTGGATTTAATAAATTCGATGAGTTTTGTTTTATCCTCGTCGGTAATGGCATTATTCATCAAAGGCCACCACATCTTTAAGTATTTAGGAATTCAAGTCTTTAACCCAATTGCTTGTAGAATTCGTCTTGCTTTGTTTGGCGCTCAACACTTTTAATATGCCACAATGCAATGAGTGGATTTTGATCCAAACCAATAGGTTTCTTAGCACCCATGACTTTTTCGTGGAGCCCACTTTCCCAACGAATACTGGGATCATTCTTGAAAATACGACCTTGGAAATCTGGCCAGTTAATCCACCCAGCCTCGTTTATGTTAAAATTACACTTTTGCAACCATTCTTCGGTATAACCAGGGCAGATGTTCATACGTGGAATGAAAATCAAATCAGAACCTGTATCAGCAATTACTTTTTTAATGTTTTTAGTCAAATTTTCTTGTGGCATTTCATCGGCATCAATCATGAAAATGTAATCACCCTTACATTTTTCAATATGAAAATTACGGTGTTTGGAAAAATCTCCATCAAAAATACGACGATGCACGGTGATTGTATCCTTAAATTGTTCTAAAACCTTTGAAACTTCCGTTGTTTCTTTTCCAGCATCTACAAGAACATTAATATCATCCTGTTGTTCTTTAGTTTTTACCAAAAAAGATAAAAGAGAATAAAGTTCGCGGTCTTCATTACACACTTCAACTGCATATGTCAATGTTGGAACTTCTGAGATAATCATTATAAATGGTATGGTATTAAAGACTTTAAGTTAGTTATAGTATATGACCGAAATCGAAAAAAAATTTATTCATGTTATGAAAAGATTTAAGCAACTTGTCTTTCCACATAAAACAAATCTCAAAAAAATAAGACTCGGTGAAAAAAGAGATGGTGGGTATGTCATCGCTCAACTTGAAAATGATGATTATGACGCACTTTATTCATATGGTTGTGATGATAATATAACATTTGAAAATGCTTTTCATGATAGGTATAAAAAAAAGTGTTATGTATATGACCCATTCAAAGGTATAACAAACAAACCAGAATTCATTGAATTTTTTGATGAGGGTATAAGTCATGTTAATGGGAAAAATGGTGATAAAAAGTTTGGAACATTGGATGAACACATTGTAAAAAATGGACACACAGATTCAAAAAATCTTTTTATGCAAATAGATGTTGAAGGAAGTGAATGGGGTATTTTTTCAAACAAACAAACAATCAAATATTTGACAAATTTTTCACAGGTAGTTATTGAATTTCATTTACCATTGTCTGCGAGTGCATTATTACAAATGGAACCTTATTATGAAATGGTTTTTAGAAATTTAAATGAAAACTTTGTGTGTGTGCATTTCCACGGAAATAATGCCCTTCTTCAACCTTGGGCAGATGGATACATTCCACGAGCATTTGAAGTGACATATGTTCGTAAAGATTTGATAAAAGAATATGAAAAAGAAACACAGCCTTGTCCCGTTCCTGGTTTAGATTTTGCTTGTGCAACAGATAGACCAGATATTAAAGTTGATTATTGGTTAGAGAAATCATTTTATGAATAATAAATATGTTTGGTCAAGTTATTGGAAGATTTTTCCTTGGACCCCATTGTGGTATAACTGGTGATGATGACCCAGATACAGTTACAGTTTCTGAACTCGTTGAAACATTTCCACATTGGCCACAAATAGTGAAAGAACTCCCTCACAAAAATAAATATTTATATACAATGTTTGAAACATCTGATGTTCATCCTGATATTATTGAAAAAATGAAAGTATTTGATAAGGTTATTGTTCCATTTGATTATTTGAAAAATATATTGGTAAAACATGGCGTTCGCTGTGATTCAATGAATTGGTATACTTCTGATTTGATTAGGTTGCAACCCAAAGTCATCCAAAAAGAAATGAATCCAAAATCTAAAATTTTTCTTTACGTGGGGACGAATGATAAAAGAAAAAATGTTACAACTTTGACAAAAGTTTTTGCAAAAGTATCTGAAGGGACGGATCATATATTAATAGTGAAGACAAATAAACCTGATGGTTTGACCGTGTCCCCAAATATTAAAATAATGACTGATAAAATATCATTAGAAAAATTGGCGGCTCTTTACAACCTTTGTGATTATGTCATCTCATTTACTCGTGGTGAAGGTGTTGGACTACCTATGCTTGAAGCAGATTACTTTGGTAAGCCTATTATTTCTCAAGATAGGGGTGTATTTGAAGATATTAAAAAATTTGTAAAAGTTCCTTGGCATGTTCTCCCAAGCGAAGAAATAAAAATTTCTTTAGAAGGAGTGCCTAAGTTCCTCCACGAAGTATTTTATGGAACTTGGTTTGATGTGAAGGAAGACGAAGCATTTAAAGTTTTACAACAAGTATTAAAAAATGGATGAACTCCGTAAAAATCATAATTTAGAAAAAAGAACCCTCATCGAGCATGTCACACGAAGAAACGATGCCATCCTCGATGTTGGCGCAGGATTTGGTGGGGATTTACAAAAATGGAGAGATCGCGGTGCGAGAATACACATGTGTGATCCTGAACCAGAGGCACTCCAAGAAGCGAAAAGACGAGCACAAAATTTAAAAATACACGCAAATTTTTATGAAGGAGATATATGTAATTGTCCTAATAGAAGATTTGATATAATTTGTTATAATTTTTCAATGCATTATATTTTTAAAACACAGGATTTGTTTGAAAAGTCTTTATACGAGATACGAAAAAGAATGAAATATGGGGGTAAGTTAATTGGTATTATTCCAGATAGTGAACAAATATTATTCAGGACACCTTATGAGGATGATATTGGAAATTATTTTTTATTAGAAAAATCTGCGGGATATGGTGGTTTTGGTGAAAGACTTGTGGTGCATTTAGAAGATACACCTTTTTATGGAGATGACGCAAAAGTGGAGCCCATTGCTTACAAAGACCTACTCATTACAGAATTGGAGAGAATGGGATTTCGTTTAGATGTATGGTGTAGTCTTCAGGGGCACCCTATATCAACTTTGTATAGCAAATTTATCTTTACATATACTAGAAGATGATAGTAGCAATTATTTTGTTAATTATAAATATTTTCATTTTCATAAATACAAAACAACCCCACAATTTTAAAATTGTCAAGGAAAAATATAGAATTCTCAGAGAACATATAGAACAAAATGGTGATGAAGAATTGAAAGTTTTGGTGAATGAAATTCCTTTGACAGCCCACAATGATATATATTTAAATTCACTTGGATACAATACAAACAAAGGCTATGAAATTGGTTTATGTATAGACGGAACACCAAATCAAATATTCCATGTACTTTTACATGAACTCGCACATTCTACAGTAAAAGAATATGATCACAGTAACAACTTTTGGGATAAAACTAAAAAATTAAAAGACATGTCTCAAGAACTTGGTATATATGAACCAATAAATGAAAAGACCCGTTTCTGTTCCAGTTATATTCAGGATAAATAAAATATAAATATATTATAATAAAGAATGAATTCTCAAATTTTTAAAATGGCCTCGGCTTGGGCTCTTCTATATGCCGTCATTTTAGGTCATACATTATATGATGGTGCGGCTTTTAATATTCCATATTTAACTATGCTAATTCCATTGGTTTTGCGTTCAATCATAGTGAATTTCCCATCTCTTGCAATTGATTACAAATATTTGTTTGCCACTTCTTTCCTCACTGCTATAACTGTCGGTGCGTTTATGTTTATAACACCAGACCTTCGCAATGGTGTGGAAGAATACGGTAAAGACAAAAATCAAACTCGCAAAGCGACTGCGTTGATGGTTGGTGTATTTATGTTTTATTTGGTTATGGTTTCCTTTATTATGAAAAACCCATATAGTTCTTTTAATTAAGCAAATTTGAAAAACTTGTATTTTTCAAACATACTGAATATGTTTTTAAATTTTAAATTTTATTTATTTTTTTAAAACATACCTTTGGAGGATGAAGTAAACAACAGCAGCAAAGAGACCTGTAGAGGCAAGACCAATGGCTGAGCGACCTCCCATATCATTTGTAAATCGTGGAATGGATGTAGAAAGTTTTTCTTGAACTGGTTTGCTTATGGCAATGGCGGCACACACACCCACAATGAGGGCTTCCATTTGGTCGTCAGTCAAGTTAAATGGATTGTTGTTTTGTTGTTTAGGTGGTTGTTCTGTGCGTTCTTGCATGACTGGTTGAACTGGTTGTGGTGCAGTCATGATCATGCTTTGCATTCGTGGCTGTTCTGACATCGCAGGTGGTTCCATCATCATACTCATTCCGCCTGGAGTTTCGTTTCCCATTAAATCAGCAATTGGTGTAGAATCCATCTCTATTTGTTGTTTATTTATATTTTTTTCTGATAATTTATCATCCACCGGGGGCGAAAGTGGGGGGGGAATGTTCACATTATTTTTTGATTTAGGTGGGACATATGGATTAAGAGGAACCATCCCATCATCATTATTAGTATTTAGATGCATTGAATCCACTTCAAAACTCATTTAATATCTACTGATGTTTTATGAGACCATAGATGACGCAATCATTTTCAATTTCTTTTTGTCACAGTAAAAGATGTCTTTTTATCAGCCTTTTTTATACCTTTATCTGAAGTTGATACGGTGTATTTGGGATTATACATTTTTTTATGAGCCGCCCAAAATTGCGGAGAACCAACTTTAAAAGTAGGAGGTGGGTATTTTGCTTTGTACCAAAAAACACAATCTTCTATTTTATTTGATTTTACTGTATTGTCCAATACTAAACACTCGTAATTTTCAGTACACGCATCCATTGTCTTGTTGAATAAATCAAATGTTGGAAAAATCCCAAAAAAGTTTTTCCATATTTTTTCACGATTCGAAACTATATTTTCTCTCAGAATAAAAACATAGTCTATGTTCGCCCTGAGTGCAGGGGGCATATCGAGACAATATTGCATAGACAACATGAAAAATATTTTCCAATGTCTTCCATTCATAAACACTTGACGAATACATGTATCTCTCATGAATTTATTATCATACATGCAATCATCAAGAAGTAAAAAAGTTCCACTATTTGATTTTTTGTTATGAATAAGTTGTTTTTGTCTTGCCATGACTCTTTCTATGGCCTCTTTATCATAGTCTCCATAAATAAAAAGATCAGGGATAAATTTACCATAAAATCCATTTCCCTCTTCAGTTCCAGAAAGAACAACTCCTGTAGGAATATTTTTTTTATAGTACATTATGTCTCGAATAAGAAATGATTTCCCCGTATTTCTTTTACCAATGAAAACACATACACGATCATCAGCCATGTTTTTTGGATTAAATTTCTTGAGTTGAAGATTAATACCTGACATCTACAATATCACCCCGTTTTTTTTATCAATTTTTTACTCATCTACTATAATAGTAATGAGTGGAGCGTTACGTCTTGCTGCTAAAGGTCAAATTGATAAATGGTTTACAGATAATCCAGATATTTCTCATTTTTTAGTCAATTTCAAAAGACACTCAAAATTTTCTATGGAACAGGTGGAAATTCCATGCTCTGGAACACAAGGGTTTGGTTCTGAATTATTCTGTTCTATTCCATATTCAAGAGGTGATATTCTTCGTAATATAGCCATCAGGTTTTACCTGAATGATATATATGATGTAAGATTTCCAGAAACACAAAAAGATACAACACCTGATTATACACGTGTCATAAATGTCCCATATGTTCCTTCCCTATGTTCTGAACTCATTGAAACCGCCGATCTCTTGATAGGGGGTCAAGTTATTCAAAGACTTACAGGAGAATACATCTATATGTATCAACAGCTCAATAACACACAAAATGATGTTGAAAGATCGTTGAAAAAAATAAATGGCCATGGAAATTTTATAGATCATTTTGATGATGATTCTTTTGACGATGTATTTAATAAAGTTGCAGGTGCTTCATCTGAAGATTATAAGAAGAACAATTTTAACACTTACATAATCGATCTCCCATTCTATTTTTTTAGAGAACCAAGTTTAGCTATTCCTATGTGTGCTCTAACAAAACAAAGAATAGAAGTTAGATTAAAATTAAAAACATTTGATGAAATGATTTTTGGGGGTAAAGCCTCAACCATGAGAGGTGAATTGAGAAATGTATCTTTAGAGGGAACATTCGGATTTTTAGATTCACCGGAACGTAATTATTTAATGACACGACCTATTGATTATGTCATAACTCAATTACAACTCGCACAATTCAATATGGAATATCCTGAAACTAAAAAAACAGTCCAACTTAACTTAAAAAATCCTGTCAAAGAATTATTTTTTGTCGTCCAAAACGATGGATACAAACAATTCAATAACCCATTAAGATTTCAAAAAATAAATAAAGTTGAATTACGATTGAATAACCAATTGGCCATAGATGGAGATCATGAATTTATAGTGTACGGACAAGCAACACAAAATCATATTAACATTCCATCCCAATCTCTCATAACATACAGATACAAATTTAATGAATTTGTAGATTACAGAATATCTTCTGAATTTGGAACATATAGTTTTGCACTTAACCCAGCAGAAGCAAAACCTACGGGTCAAGTAAATTTTAGTCGTATATCACATCAACAATTAACAATAGAAATAGAACCAGAAATATACCAAGTGTTCGCCCCACAAATTTATAAAAATGTGGGAACTGTCACGGAAGTAAGTGAAGGGACATATCCAGTAATATTGAGACACTCTTTAGGGAGACTTTCTCCAGGGCGAAGAGCGTATGTGAAAAGTAAAGACAACAAGGTTCGTGTATACGCTCTTAGTTATAATTTATTAAGAGTGAATGGTGGTATTGCTGGATTAAAATTTTAATAGTTAGTATTAGGAATGGCTGGTCGTCTTCAAATTGAAACACCGGGTCGTCAAGATAAATATTTGACAGATAATCCAGAATTTAGTTTTTTTAATCAAATTCATAAAAAACATACACATTTTTCTAAACAACATATTAAATTAAAACCAAAAAATCCAATTGAGTTTGATGGAAAAAGCACCTTTGTTTTACCTCAAAACCAAGGTGATATGGTTTCTAAAATTAGTTTCGAATTTGAATTAGATCCTATTACATTATTTAATTATGGATATGTTGATTCTGTAGGGCACGCAATCATTGAATATGTAGATTTAATTATAGGAGGAACTATTATTGAAAGAATAACCACTGATTATTTACAAATTTATTCAGAACAGTCATTAGGACAAACTAAACAATATGGTTTATATAAATCTGTTGGAAAAAGAGTAGTTCAAAATGCAACAGATGATTATACATACACATATGGAATGTTTAACATAAATAAAAAACAAACATTTGTCATTGACATTCCATTTTATTTCTACAAAAAACCCGAATTAGCCATTCCATTGTGTGCGATATCAAAACAAGAGGTTGAAATTACAATTAAATTTAGAAAATTGGAAGAAATTGTTATATCACGTGGTTTTGAAAAATTTGAATATCCGCAAATTCCATATCAAAAAACATACGACCAAAATATGAACAAAGATATACACCACATGGAATTCATGCCAGATTTGGATTTTGTAGAAATAGATGGAAGTGTTATAAGTGGAATAGGTGTTCTTACATCAGAAACATATACACAAAATAAAATTACACCATACATTTACGGTGTTGTATCAGATCTTCTACAATATTACGGTATAAGTCCATATAGAATAACACAATTCGTCCCAGAACTTGAACGTGAAAGTATCGCATTTTGGCGTTTCAACACAAACCTTATATATAAAAATACAGATCCTGTATTCAATAAATTAACAAGTGGTAGAGCGATTGGTTCAGGTCAAGAATTTCAAGGGGAAGAAGGGAGTTCTGGTGTTGCGACTGTTCCCAAGTTTAATATCTTTTTCTTTGGAACTCCGGGTACTGGTAATGTTGTATGCTATGTGGACACTAAAGAAGTTTCAAGAATAAATTTAGGTGCTGGATATGGACAATCTTTAGGGGCATCTGATAATGGTAATATAGTCGCTGTTGGGGCAAGAGATAATACTATAAAAATTTTAGATTTTTCGGATCAAGAAAACCCACTTGAATTACAAACACTTGATTCTGGAGACCCTTCATCCGAATTAAGGTATGTCAAAATATCGGGGAATGGGAATGTTGTGTTGTCATTAGATATAAGTATTCCAAATGCTATACTTCACATACACTATTTAGATACAAATAAAATGTATACGATAACAGATTTAGAAGATGATTGTCACTTTGGGTGCTCTGCAGATGGTTCAAAAATAGTCGTAGGATTGACAGACGCATCTGAATGGAGAATGTATGAATTTGATAATATAAAATATGTATTGACATATACAGAAACTTTAAATAAACCAATATCAACACCAGTGCATGTAGCCATATCTAGGGATGGATACACTTTATTTTATAGCGAAGGTTTTGTCATAAAAACAAAATCATTTGAACCATTTCCGAAAATTGAATTAAGAAATTTGTATATGAATACAGAAATTATAATGTTAGATGAAAAAGAAAAACGATATCTCGCAAACAAAAATAAAGATTTTTTAATTACACAAATTCAACAATCAGATACACAACTCATACCGTTGGGAGATATAAGAACTAAAATGAGAACAAGTTTTAATAATTCAATCAAAGAATTATATTTTGTTTTTCAATGTCAAAAATATATAAATAACCGTCTGATTGCACCATGTAATTATGATAATATAGATATAGATACTGACTATCTATCAAATGTTGTTTTTTATGAACATTTATATGATCTATCACTTAAATTGGATGGAGAAGAAGTCATAAATAGACAGAGTGGAAGTAGATTATTTATGAAGTGTATTCAAAATAGTTTGCATCACACAAGAACACCAAAATCGAGACGATTTTATTCATATTCATTTGCAAACGAACCTGAGGAAAATAGACCAACGGGTCAAAGAAACTTTTCTATTGTAAATAATCAAATATTTGATTTTAATTTGATTCCGCAAAATAGATATAGAAGAGAACTACGAATTTATGCATTATCCTATAACATATTACGATTAGAAAATGGAACTGCGAGATTAATGTTTCAAACAAAAAATCTACCCGTACCCACAACAGGAAATGGGGCTATTGGTCCAAATGATAAAGTTCCAATTATATTCAATAATAGGTTTGGATACTACGCACCTTGTGAATGTCCACGTGTTCCCAATTGCCCTTCACCAGATGATATTCCTGGTGATGGATTACCTTCACCATAGGTTA